GTTCGCGCCTGGTAGCCTGGGCGCCGTGCCGATGTCGCTGGCGACCGACGCGGCGATCGCTTCGGTCGCGAGTTCGGCGTCCCTGGCCGCGCTCGGTGTCACCCAGACGACCCAGGCGGGGATCGCCGAGATCCTGAAGCTCGGCCTCTCCGACCAGCTCGCGCCGGTCCAGGTCGCGCAGAAGATCGGCAAGCTCGCCGGGCTGTCGCCGCGTGACGTCCGAGCCGTCGAGAACTTCAGGCGCGCGAAGACGCTTCAACTGATACCGCCGGATCCGCTCGACCCGTTCGGTCGGCTCGGTCCCAGGCTCTTCGATCCCGACACGGCCGCGGTGCGCGCTGTGATCGACCAGGAGGTCGACGACTACCGCGACCGGCTGCTCTTGAACCGTGGGCGCTCGATCGCCGAGACCGAGATCCAGCAGGCGGTCACGGCCGGCGAGGGGGCCTTCTGGGACGAGGCCGTTCGGAACGGCGACGCCGACGAGGCGGCCGTCTTCAAGACCTGGCGCACGGTCCAAGACGCCGACGTGTGTCCGATCTGCGAACCGCTGCACGGCCAGACGATCAAGATGCGGTCCACGTTTCTAACCTCGGTCGGCGCGAGGAACGGACCGCCGGCGCATCCGCGGTGCCGCTGCTATCTGCAATATGGCGAGCTTCAGGGCGGCCAGGTGCCGGGCCGGCCGGACCGGGGGATGGTCGCCGTCCGCCGGCAGCGAGCGGATCGGCTGCTCGATCCCGGGGCGGTGCGCGAAGATCTTCAGATCGCCAGAGCCCGGTCCGGACGCATCGAAAACCGGATGCGGAAGGTCCGATCGGGGACGAAGGTCGAGGCGACGCTCCAGTCTGCGATCGGGACGAACGCCGTCACGATCCAAAGTCTCGAAGCGCGGCTGCGCGATCTCGGCGAGATCGGCTGACCGGGTCGACCAGGTCACCCGGTCAACCCCGAGAACGGCCGCGAGAGCTTCTCTACTGCCCGAGCTGCACCTGGGGCTCGGCTCGGGGTGCGGCCTGGCTGGATTTGCGCGGCCTGGCGGGACGTTGTAAAGGCTCGCTCTGGGGGCGAGTTGCGGCGGTAGCTGCGGCTCGTCGAGAGGGGACGCCGAAGGATGACCGAGCCCGCGAAGAAGATCGAGAAGGGCCGACCCTTCCGGACGAACTTCGCCGTCAAGAAATACGACGAAGAGCAATCGAACGTCTTCGGCTGGGCGAGCGTCTCGCAGGACTCGGCCAGCTCCGACCTGATCTTCGACCACGAGGGCGACGGGATCACACCGGCCGAGCTGGAGAAGGGCGCGTACGGCTTCGTCCTCGAAGCGCGGCAGGCGACCGACTCGCACGACCCCGCGACGCTCGGCGTCGGCGACCTGATCGAGTCGATGTTCTTCTCGGTCGAGAAGCAGCAGGCGCTCGGGATCGACGTCCCGGTCGGTTGGTGGGTCGGCTTCCACGTACGCGACGAAGAGATGCGAAAGATGATTCGCGACACCGGGGAACGCGCGATGTTCTCGATCGGTGGTCACGCGATGCGGACCGAGGTCGACTGATGCCGCGCGGAATGCTCTCGGACCTGGTGATCGACGAGGTCGCCTTCTGCGATCGGGGCATGAACCCGCGGGCCGATATGGTTCTGTGGAAGGCGAAGCCGAAGGCCGCGAGCAAGCTCGCTATCAAGCGGGTGCGGAAGGACGAGCACGACGACCCGGGCACCTTCGGCGATCACTTCGAGGACGCCCGCGCGATGGAGATCGACGCGGCCCTCGACCGCCGTCTTCATGCTCTGCTCGCTGCGACGACCGAGATCATGCGCGCCGACGACGTCGACCGCGAGCCGCTGATTCTCGAAGCGGTGAACGACTACGCGGCGGCGATGAACCGGGACGTCCCCGACCTCTTCGCCGGCCGTCTAGCAAAGATGCTGAGCGAGTGGGCGAAGCACGCCGACTCGTTCCCCGACGTCCCGCGCGACGACCGCGACATTCACGCGATCGTGAAGGCGGAACTCGAACTCGCTGGCCTGGCCGGCGAACTGAAGAAGGGAGAGACGATGGACTGGCTGAAGACCCTCACGAAGGAAGAGCGGAACGCTCTGGACTTTGCTCTCGGCGGGACCGACCCGGCCGAGTTCTTCAAGGGCACGACCGAAGCGGCCGGGCTCTTCGTCGTCGCCCTCACGAAGCGCGCCGTCGCCGCGACCACGTCCGAAGCCTCGCTGGCGACGGCGGTCGACGAGCTGACGAAGGCACGCGCCAGCGGCAACACGGACGAAGGCTTCGACGCGATCCTGAAGTCGATCACCGATCCCGCCGCGCGCGAGCTGGTCACCATCCAGCGGTCGCGCCTGGTGACCCAGGGCGGCGAGATCTCCGAGCTGAAGAAGGCCGAGAAGCGGCGCGGCTACGCCGACATCGTGAAGACCCTCGGGGCGCTCCCGAACGAGAACGGCGCGCTCGTGACGATCCTGGAGAAGGCCGACGCCGCCGGGATCCTGGACGACCTGAAGAAGGTGCTCGCGGGTGCGAACGCCCAGGCCGAGATGGGGAAGGCGTTCCACGAGATCGGCGGCGACACGCTCCCGGGCGAGGGCGACCCGGGCACGGCGGCCGAGGCCGACGAAGCCCTGATGGCGAAGGCCGTCGAGCTGAAGAAGACCTGGCCGGACCTCACCGCCGAGCAGCTCTACGTCAAGGCGTCCGAGCTGAACCCGCGGCTCTACCAGGTCGCGTCGGGGAGTGGCGCGCAGAACTAGGGCCGGCTTCGACCGGTTGAACGCAACCGCCGGCGCAGCCCGGCACGAGTACGAGAAGGGGAACGAATATGGGTTTCGAGATTCCGCTCTTCCGGTGGACGCGAGAAGCAGCCGCCGATCTTTCGGCGTTGCAGTATCGCGGCCTGGTGATGTCCGGCTCGCAGGTGGCCATCGCTGGCGCCGGCGTCCGCATCGTCGGCGTGCTCCAGAACAAGCCGAGCGCCGCTGGCAACGCGGCCCAGATCGAGTCGCACGGCATCACGAAGGGCGAACTCGGCGCGACGGTCGCCGCGAACGCCGACGTGTCGATGGACTCGGCCGGCCGGTTCATCACGTCCGCGGGCGCCGCCGCGATCCTCGGGATCTGCCTCGAAGGCGGTGACGTCGGGGACGTCGGGACGATCCTGCTGAACGTGGGCGTCGTGGCCGATCCGCGGAGTCACTTCGTCGGGATCCAGGACATCGACGTCAGCTCGGCGACGAGCTTCTGGGTCGTCGCTCCGGTCACCGGGAACATCGCCCGCGTGCGGACGATCGTGACCACGGTCCTCTCGATCGCCGCCGAGCCCGCGGCCCTGGCGCTGGAGCTGGGCGGGACGCTGGTCATCGGCTCCGAGGTCGTGGTCGCCGCCGAGGCCGCCGTTGCGGACACGGACGACTCGGGCGCGATCACGCCGGGCGGGACGACCGCCGTCACCGCTGGCGACGCGATCGAGATCACGACCGACGCGGTCCCGACGGCGGGCGCCGTGAGCGTCGAAATCGAGATCGTCCCGAGCTGATCGGGGCGTGACACTGAAGCGGCCGAGGCGATCGGCCTAACGAAGAACCCTAGAGGGGGGGAAGAAGATGCGAGCCATCGCAGTACGCAAGAGCAACCCGACGGCGGGCGATGTCCATATCAATCGGCCGCTGACGAACATGTCGGTCGCCTGGATGCAGGAGCAGGCGAACTACATCGCCGACGTCGTCTTCCCGGTCGTGCCGGTGATGAAGCAGAGCGACCTCTACTGGCAGTTCGACCGCGGCGACTGGCTGCGGGCGCTGGCCGAGAAGCGCGCGCCGGGCACCCAGTCCGCGGGCGGCGGCTTCGGGATCAATACGGCGTCCTACTTCGCCGACGTGTGGGCGTATCACAAGGACGTCGACGACCAGACCCGGGCGAACGCCGACGCGCTGATGGACCCCGACCGGTCCGCGGTGCAGTTCGTCACCCAGGCGAACCTCACCCGGCGCGAGCTGGAGTGGGCGACGAACTACTTCGCGGTGTCGATCTGGGGCGGCACCGACCAGGAAGGGATCACGGGCAGCTCGCTCGGCTCGAACCAGTTCCAGTTCTTCGACGAGTCCGGCTCGCTCCCGATCCAGGTCATCCGCGCGCAGAAGCAGGCGATCCTCGGGCTCACCGGCTTCCGTCCGAACACGCTCGTGCTCGGGTCGGAGGTCTGGAACGTGCTCCAGGATCACGCCGACTTCACCGACCGGATCACGGCCGGCCAGACGCCGGGCGGTCCTGCGATCGTGAATCGCGCGGTCCTCGCGGCCGTGCTGGAGCTGGACCGGGTTCTCGTCTCCGACGCGGTGATCAATACCGGGCCCGAGGGCGGGACCGAGTCGACCGGGTTCATCCTCGGGAAGTCGATGCTCCTGTGCCACTCCGCGCCGTCGCCCGCGATCGACCAGCCGTCGGCCGGGTACACCTACTCGTGGACCGGGCTCCCCGGGGCCGGCTCGACCGGGACGCGGATCAAGCGGTTCCGGATCGAGAAGGAATCGTCGGACCGGGTCGAAGGCGAGATGGCGTGGGACCAGAAGGTCGTCGCCTCGGAGCTGGGCCGGTTCTTCAAGACGGTCATCGCCTGAACCGTGACCGCTGCACCTATGCAGACGACGGGAGCCGAGAGCTTCATCGCGACGCGAGACCTCCGGGTCGCGTGCGGTGAAGACGGGACCGTCGTCGACGTCAAGCGAGGCGAGCCCTGGCCGGATGACGCCCGGGCTCGCCTCGACGTTCTTCTGAAGGTCGGGCACGTCGTCCGGTTCGACGAGCACGGCGAGCCCGACAAGCGGTCGCGGAAGTTCGTGCAGCGCCTCGGGCTGCCGAAGCCGCTGCTCTATCACCAGCGGACGTTCGCCGCGAGGGCGCGCGCAGAGGCGCAGCTCCCGACGATCGCGGGCCGGAAGATCCGCGTCTTCGCCGGCCGTAGGGACGACGACCTGGGCGACCTCTTCGTCGTCAACGGTCGGGCCTACTCGCTGCGGCGTGGCGTTCCCGACGGGCCGATGGCGGCCGGTGCGCCGAGCACGTCGAAGGGGGGGGCGCGCAGAGCGTCCGGCCGCCGTCCTGGCGAGAAGCGTCGCCGGCGGCAGCAGACGCCGAAGGCGTGAGCGATGGCGAACGACACCCAGGTCGCCAGCTACTCGAACGATCCCACGAACCAGCCGATCGACCTCTTCCGTCTGCGCGTCGGTGACACCGACTGTCGGGACGCGAGGCTGACCGACGCAGAGATCAGATATTTCCTGGCCGACCAGCCGTCGGCGCTGCGCGCTGCGGCCGATGGCGCGCGCGCGATCGCTGCGAAGATGGCCTCGAAGGTGGACTTCCGGCACGGCGCGATCTCGAAGACGGCGTCGCAACTGGTGACGCACTTCAACGACCTGGCCGACCGGCTCGACCACGAAGCGGACGTCGCCGGCGTCACGCCTGAAGTCCTGGGTCGCACGATCGCCGAGAAGCAAGCGGCCGACGCTGACACGGGCGCGGTGCAGCCGGACTTCCGGAAGGGCGTCCACGATAACCCGCGCTCGGGCCCGATCCCGCAGAACGACACCGCGGACGCGGGCTAACCTGGGGGCGACATGGGAATCGAGGCCTCGGCGGTGAACGTCTCCGACCTCCGGATCTCCCGGCCGACCAGGTCGGGCCCGGGCGGCGACGAGGTCGGCAGCGGGACCGAGATCGGCGCAGATCTCGAATCCTGCTACTCCGAGCAGAACCGGACCATCCGAGACGCGGACGGGCGCGAGGTCATCGTCTCCGGCGAGTTCTTCATCGACCCGATCACTGACGACCGGGGGGCGATCGTTCCGGTCCTGGTGGGCGACCTGGCCGCGTGGACCGATCACCAGGGCGTCGCCGTCGAGGCTCAAGAGATCGTCGCGGTGAAGGGGCTGACCGACTGCACGAGCCGACTCGACGTCGTCCAGTTCCAGGTCGGCCGCACCGCGAGCGCGGGGGCGTAGCCGTGCCCGTGACTGGCGGCGCAGCGATCAAGAGGCGGATGCGGGTCATCTCCCGCAACGTTCACGCCGAGATGGGAGTCCGGCTCGACCAGGCCGCGAAAGATCTGCTGAGTCGAGCGCGCGGCCTGGCGCCGCAGCTCTCGGGGGAGCTGATCGGGGACGGCGACATTCTCCGGCGTGGAAACCAGACCATTCACCGGCGCGTGATCTTCTTCGATTCACCCTATGCGGTCGTGCGACACGAGGACGTCTACAACCTGGGCCCGATCTCGTCGATCAAGTCGAGCCCGGACGGCTTCATCGGCCGGAAGTTCCTCTCGCGGCCGTTCGAGCGCCAGTCGAAGAACTACGAGAAGAGCCTGGCCGCCGGCGTGCGGCTCGCTCTTCGGCAGTCGGTGAGGTGAAGCCGTGGCCCTCGGTGTAGACCGGGCCGTCGCCGAGATTCTGCGGGACGGCGACGCGCTGCGCGGGATCCTCGGGCTCGCGGCCGTCGACTCGTTCGTGATGCACGACGTCGCGACGTCGTCCGATCTCCGCGTGATCTGGGTCGGTGAAGAGCCGCCGAAGCCGGACGAGACCGTGACCGTGATCCTCGAAGGCGGGGGGGCGCCCACCCAGGGCGCGCACGGCGTCGGCCTCGGGCGCTCGCCGGCGTTCACGGTCCGCACTCGCGGCGAGACCTACGACACGACCCAGGCTCGCGCCCACGTCGTCCACGGGATTCTCGACGAGTTCGAGGGCGTCGTTCACGCCGTCCCGTTCTGGAAGATCAACGCGAACACAGAACCGATTCCGCTCGGCCGAGACCGCGAAGGTCGCGGCGGCCGGTGGGTCTGGTCCCAGACTTTCCGCTCGTTCACGAAGCGGTACAGTCCCAGCTAGGGGGGAATATCCATGTCGATCCAACCGCGACCCAGCGACACCGTCACCGAAGACTATCTGCTTCTCGGGGTGCCGGTGATCGAGTGGGCCTTCGAGACCTCGCCCGGCGTCTTCGGCGCCTTCTTCGGGCTCGGGATCCCGTCTTCGTCCGAGGTTCAGAAAGAACTCCAGACGGCGAAGCTGCTGAACTCGCAGAGCGGCGCGGCGAAGCTCGTCCGCGAGCTGGTCCGCTCCTTCGAGGCGACGCTGGCCGTCACCACCTTCCGACACTCCGGCGCCAATATGCAACTGATGTTCGCGTCGTCGGTGCTGACCGACGTCTCGGCCGCGAACGTCGCCGTCGCCGGCGAGATCATCCGGCTCCAGACCGACGCCCTGACCTTCTTGAATACCTCGAAGCAACTGATCCAGGAGAGCCCGACGCCGACCGTCGCGCCCGGGACGATCACGCTCGAAGCCGTCGGGACGGGCCAGGGCGGAACCTTCGGCGAGGT